AAACAGGAATGTGTGCTTTTTTTTGCTTTGTTGCACCAGTTTTGCTTCTGGGTTTCGGGGCAACTTGACACCCCGCGTTTTATTGCTACGCATTACATTTCATGTAGGGGACTTGTTCAACACACTTCACCATTTCCATATCTGGGAGCGGTGGGCTGATAGTTTCCGCGCTTTTACACGCTTTTCAATTTTCAAAGTACATACACCTTGATAGCTTTTTCTTGCACTTTTACACCTATTGCAAAAACTTCAGTGGATAGAGTGCTACTCTATCACGGGCCTAGTTGTGCGTATAATACTAGCTAAGTAAAGCCCTCGCCCCTCTAGGGGACACGGCCTAGGCACCTACACAGGGTACACTTCTAGCTTTTGCGCAAGGCGTGGATACTTGCCACTGTCACAAAACACCTACTCGACTAGCCCTTTACACAGCGCGGGCGTTATCTCAAAACATGGTGTTTTTGTAGCTTTTTCCGTGCAATACTTCAGTTATCAAGGTGCAATTCGCCCATCAACCAACTACACCATCGTCACAAGCGCAAAAGCGCGTGGGATTTTTAACTACTCTTTTTGAGTGCGTTATGGTGTATTTGGTTTTCAAGGTTCTTGTGTCTTTCGACACCTACATACTAGCACACCAAATGTACAAAAATTTTTTTGCATATTTTACGCCACAAACACCGCGCACATATGCCCGGCTATATAAAGGTAGGCAGAAACGCTACAGTGACTGTATAATTGATATTTTCCACAAAAAAGGCCCACAAAAGGCGCAGTTATGCGGGTTTACGGCACTATGCAACCTTCCCGGAAAAGGTTACATAGGGGGGCTGGATAAAAAAAGAAAATGGCGATTTTACGCAGTTTTCGCCCACAGTCATCCATTCACACTCTCGGCCCATACCCCTCCCATCCACCACCTACCTTCCATCATCACATTCGCAACAATTCTCCATCCCCCTCCGTCTCCCTTACCCCTATCCAGCCATCGGACTCCCCCTTCGAGCAAACCGCATACCTGCGCCGTTTTCCGCACTTTCGCGACACCTCAATATCGTGCTATTTTGTGACAATAATGTCACTTTATTGCCGCAAAACGCCTTATTTTCGCTCGATTTCATTCAAAAGCATCGAATTATCGTTCAATTTCAAGCAATTTCACCACACACACGCCGAAACATCCGCATTTTAGCCACTGACCGTCATTTTTATAGGCGATCGAGCATTTTTTTGTCATTAACCGCTTGAAATATGTGTTATGAAGTGTTATAATACTAGTAAAGAACCACTCAGACACCAAAATCACACATCATCCAAAGGAGACACCACCATGAAACGCCAAAACACTACTCTCACGACCACCAACCCACAGGACGCCCTCGTAACAGCCCTCGCCAAGGCAATCGTCAATGCCAAAGCCGCAGACGGCACCAACCCCATCATGGAGGCTCTCGCCCAGGCAACCGGCTATCAGGTAGTCCCAGCAGTTCCTGCAACCCCAAAGCCCCATAAGAAACATAACTGCTATGCCAACACATCCAAACTCACTAGTGATGGTCGCCCCAAGCCAACAGCCGCTGATCCGCTCCGCAGTGCTGATGACATCCACGCTATCGGAGATTATCTCTTGACACATGGCAACATCCGCAACCGCCAGCGCAACTATACCTTATATATATGTGGCATTACACTGGGTCTTCGTGTGGGCGATATCGTCAAGCTGAAAATTGGCGATGTATATGATGTGGCCACCGGCGCTGTTCGTAAGCACGCCAATGTCGTCAACGAGAAAACCCTGAAAAACACCACTGACCTTATCACACCGCACGCAGCGCAGGCGATCGATGACCTTGTCAACGTGATCCGTGCCCAGCAGTCTGGCGTGCTCGACCCTGAGTGGCCCTTGTTCCAGACGCAGAAGTGGGTAAGAGCTGGAGGTATGACAAATCACCTAACCAAAACTCAGGTATATCGTATGCTCACAGAGGCAGCAAAAGCCTGCGGAGTTCAGGGCAATATCAGTACACATACCATGCGTAAGACCTACGGTTACATGGCGAACAAGGCATTGATTGAATCCGGTTTGCCAACGAACCAAGTCATGGAGATTATGCAGGCTAAGTACCACCATGATAGCCAGGCAACCACCATGCATTACCTTGGCCTACAGCAAGATCAGATTGATGCCGCCGCTCTGTGCGTTGACGCCGCTATCAGCTAAGTCCAGCAGTCCAAACAGAAGCCGCCTGGGGGAATTTTTTACAGTTTCATAACACACATTTCAAGTCACAAGGAGGACACCAATGGGAACTAATTTTTACTTTTACACACGCAACAAAGCCGTAGCCAAGATGATGGGGCCACGTGCGGAACCAACAGACCGACACAAAGACGCCTGGGAGCTACACATCGCCAAGACCAGCTGTGGGTGGAAACCTGTATTTGAGGAGCACGAGCAAATTCGCAGCGTGCGTGACCTTGACAGGTTTTATCATGACAACATGCACTACCTGATCATATTTGACGAGTACGGACAGAGGTACAGCTGGCCGGAGTTCGAGGAGCGCGTCATCAAATTCGAAACGCCTAAGGTCTTCGACCCAGAGATCGGGATGTACACCGGGAACTGGCGGTGCGAGAGTGACAACGACTGCGAACCATACAACCACTGGGACGGCGAGTACGCAGACGCTGACGGATACCGTTTTAGCACACGGGAGTTCTGTTGAGCGCCACCAGCACACCTACCTACCTTTATATATAGCATTAAGCATTAAGGAGTTACCCATGGACAAGACACCCACTATGACCGCCACCGCAGCTGACAGCGCCAAGCGTGATGTGATTATGATCTACTCGCCGCGCATGGCGGGCTACCTGATGATGCGGGGCTTCTACCTGATCAGGATTGAGCAAAACAAAAAGCGGCCTGACAAGAACTGCTTCGCGTTTTTTGACACGCCAGTCCTAAAGGCCGCTATGAGCGATTACATAGACCACAAGTTTACTGTTTGACAAAGTAGGAGAGACCGCCGCATGAACTACGAAGAATATAGCCCGTACACCCTGGCAATGGCACAGCTTACCGCAGACACAATACGGCAGATTGTGCTGGCAGCAGACGCCCACGGCAAAGACCGAGATTCCGCGCTGGAAAGATTTGCTGAGGTGTTTGACAAGATTGCCGCCGACTACAGTTTGGAAAAGTATGACCCCGATGGCCTAGTGGCGCATGTAGGGGTAAAAAATTAAATAATTTACGCACGAGGAGAATACCACTATGAACGATTCTGACCGCTACACTGATTTTATCAACCGCAACACCGCAGACTACCGCGAGGAGATGCGACACATGATCGCAGACTTCATCTCAGACAGGCATTTTGTAGACCGCGAACAGACGATGCTGGAGGTCGGCCAGAGCCTGCGCATGATCCCGGGCTATGCTGACATGAACAAGTACCGGCCTGTTCCACCTGAAACCGGACACGCCATCCAGCGAGACTTTGACAAGGGGGACCTGCCGCTGTGACACAAGATGAATACATTACAAAAGCCCCTACATTGACAATTTATGATGGATTAGTGAAAGCTCAATCTGTTTTAGAACAATATAAAAACATTCTTGTTTCGGTATCAGGTGGTGCCGATAGTGACTGTATGATTGACATTGTTGAGCACCTTGTACCAAGAGACGAACAACACAAAGTGACTTATGTATGGTTCGATACTGGCGTTGAAATGGATGCCGCAAAACGACATTTGATCTTTCTTGAAGATAAGTACGGTATTGCAATCCAGCGTGAGCGCGGGAAAATGCAAGTTGCTGGTGCCGTTAGGACTGTTGGCTATCCATTCTACAGCAAACAATTTGCTGAGTATATATATAGGCTTCAAAAACATGGGTTCCAATGGGAAGATGAACCGTTTGATGTATTGTGCGCCAAATACCCGAATTGTAAGGCTGCCCTTCGCTGGTGGTGTAGCGCTTGGAAAGACGAACCACATAAGCCGTTGCAGTCTGAAATTGCATCTGCAAAGTTTTTAAAAGAATTTATGATTGAAAATCCACCAACATTTAATATTTCTAATCGGTGTTGTAACGAGTCTAAAAAGAAGGTTGGAGACGCTGTACGAAAAAAGTATGGTGGAGACATTCAACTGATTGGGATACGTAAGGCAGAAGGCGGCGCACGTTCAACAGGGGTTAAAAGTTGTATGGCTAACGGCGTTCATGGAAAACAATACTACCCACTATTTTGGTGGAAGGCAGAAGATAAAGGTGCTTTTGAAAAAGTTTACGATATCAAACACAGTGATGCTTATACGTTATACGGGTGTAAAAGGACTGGTTGCGCAGGTTGCCCATTTGCTGGACATTTTGAAGATGAATTAGCAATGCTTCATCAATACGAGCCAAAACTCGCAAATGCTGTTGAACATATTTTTTCTCCTGCGTATGACTATACTCGTGCGTACAGAAAATTCAAAGAAGTACATAAAGGAAATATTTTATGAGTAATACATATAGCCCGCGGGAAATCTACGATGCCGCGAATAAAATCAAAGACTATTGTCACGGGACAAAATGCGAACAGTGTCTTTTTTATGCCAAAAACGGGCACACATGCTATTTGACAAATTACGTATTTCCATCGTCGTGGCCACATTTCAGTGAGCAACGCTGGACCACTGCTGACATTACCCTTGCCAAGGCTCTTATCATGATGGGATACGTTACCGCGACAAAAACGATACGGCCTGACGGACACACAGCAATCACAGTGATAAAGATCAATGATGACGGAAGTACACCATACGTTGACGAAATCACGCGAGATTCTTTCCAGGCGCTTAAATATGGCGAGGCCATCAGGCTGGAGGATATTGCAGGAGAGGAGCGTGGCAATGATGCTTGATATAAAAAAACTGAACAGAGCCATCAAAATATTGCGCGACCACTGCGACAGACAACAGAGTTGTGATAAATGTATCTTTTATAATTGTGATGATTGTGGCGGATGTGGTATCTTAGCCTACCCGCCGACTGATTGGTATAACCTCAACTTTCACTATACAGCACTTGACTATCAGGCAGCAGAGTTCTGTAAGGCACTTGGGTACGAGATGATCAAAATCGACACATTCCACAAGGTTAGTGCTGTTACTCAAAATTCAAAGTTTGAACTTCCAGACTATCTATTTAAAGGGTTGCCGAGTATTGGAATGTTTAACATTGATGAAATTCTTGCTACTAAGCCGAAGGAGGCCGCAGCCAATGACTGACTTTATCTCGCGAAGCGATCTGCACCACATTGCTGAAAACCTAAGACATGATGCCCCTAAAGACAATGACACATATTTCGTCGCATGTGAAGTGCTAGACTATGTGGCCGATAAAATTCCGGAGCCAAAGCCAGCAAAACCGTTTAAAGACACTTTTGGTAGAGACTGTTGTCGTCGTTGCGGCTCATTTACGGCAATTCACGGCACAAACTGGGAGGAAAACCGATACTGTGGCAACTGCGGCTGGCCTATCGACTGGGGTGACTGACATGACCATCACACGCGCAAGAAAAATCACACGCCAATTTGCCCATAACTTTGTCGATACTATGCGGCCTAAAGAAGCTGCAGAATACAAATCAGTCGTTGATGATGCTATAGAGTGGGCTAAGGTAAACGAGCCGAGCCTGTTCTACGGTCTTGTTCATGATTACCTTAATTTTCTTGACAGACACACCGAGCACCGTATCTGTTCCACCTGCAAGCACTGGGAACCATTCACCGGAGCCTGCTGCGGTGCCGAAAGCCCATACCGTGCGGATTTCGTAGATGGTGACTGCACATGCACAGACTGGAAAGCGAGGCTAAAGAAGTGACAACTATACTGACCAATATCCTGATATTTTTTATCGCAACCATAGTGTTTGTGTGGACATCAGGCCAGACACATGAGATTTATAAGCTGCCCGGACTTCTAATGCCATCGATACTATCTGTAGCGTGGATCATTTTAGTTGATATTAGTTCCATTGCTTGTACGTATACCGAGTATCGCGTGGCTGCGGAACTCTTTGTGAACGAAGGCAAAGAAGACTTTGTGATGTTTGGTTCTGCGCTTATCGTATGCATTGTTATTTGTGTCTTAACTTTTTGCAGCTTCATAACTTGCTACGACAACTTCCCGCTCGTAGAACTACTGGAATGCCACGAACAGGTAGACAGCGCTTTGGGTAACACCCCGCGCATTCCATACAGTACTTTTAAAAAGATGTACAAGCTGCACCCTGAGAATTTCAAATTTATCGATCCACAGCATTGCCTTACTTTTTATAGTTTTGAATATCGCGGCAAGAGGTTTTCTCTAAACTTTCTGGACTTCGTGCGTGCGCTATGTCTTGTTAATGAGCATGTAGAAGAAAAGGACTTAGCACGCGAAAAGGCCAAGCGGGTTAAAAAATACGAAGAGCAGTCAAAGCTATACGCCATGATGCGCGATGACCTGGCCAACGACCTTGCCGCCATAGAAAAGCAAAAGACCGATGCCTACGACAAAATCAAGACATCTACCGATAACATCAACGAGATAGCCAACAGATTGATAAAGGAGGCACACTGATGGCACGAATTGTATTAGACGAGCGTCCTATTGGCTGCTGGGATTGCCCGTTTTATGCCTTATTCGATTGCAGGTATTACAGAGATGACCAGATCTTTCCGGGATATTGCGAGTATATTACCACACCGGATGAACTTAAAGAAGAAAGAAAACATTATATAGAGGAGGTACTCGACTGATGGACGCACTAAAATTTTTAAAAACGGCCAAGCGCATGTGCAACGAACGCGGTCAATGCACCCGCTGCCAAATACACGATTTTTGCAACAATGACTTTAACGAATGCTCAGATGCTTTGTTCCTTAACACAATAAAGGCTGTTGAACAATACAATAGGGACTATCCCGCCAAAGAAACCCGCAAAGACCGTCTGTTGCGGTGCTTTCCAAATACGCCAATTAACGCCAATGGTGACCCGGATTTCTGTCCAGAGGATTACTGTGAAGATAGTTATTACGATAACGGATTGTTCCCTTGTGATACTTACAACAAAGACTGCGCCACCTGCAAGCACGAATACTGGTCAGAAGAGCCACATGGGCCAGCATATTGGGATAAGTATTGGGAGGAAGACTATGGACGCTAAACAATACATAGATACTCTGCGTCGCATATGCTCTATAGATTGCTTCTGCGACAACTGCGATTTCAAGAAAAATGGAGCCTGCCCACTTGATAAAACGTTTCTTTTATCGACGTCATCGGAAGACATCGTCTCCTCTGTTGAG